TGTGATGCTGCATTAATGCGAAGTTGGTTTCAAAGTAATTCTTCAGGTTATCATAACAAAAAGTTATACGAAAAAATTTTGGAGTCCTTCAATAGTAATTTTTTCTGTATATCCGCATTTTGAACAATTAAAGTCAACGTCTTTTTTAATTTTAGGCATTGTTTCGAAGAATTCTTGTATCTTGTTGAACTGCTCTCTGGTCAAGTTATCAATAAATTCAAGAAGTTCTTCTTTGGGCACATCTTTCGAATAGAATATTGTTTCTTCAGTGTAGACACCACTGATACATGCTATTAAAACTTGCATCAGTTTTTCAATTTCTGATCCTTCTTTTTTCTGTGCTTCTTCTACCATTTTAAAAGATGGATACTTAATTAAGATACCCATATTTTCAGTAAGTTCTATTTTGTCTATCTTCTTCTCATGAACTTCTGGTTGAATCTCAAGCAAATTCATTTGAATCTTGACAATGTTACCGCATTCTTTTTCTTCACCCTCATGCGATACCTTATTATTGCAACGATATGGTAACTCCACAACTTCGTTGACCGATCTTGCACGTAGATTTAAAAACAAATATTCAATGTCGGTAACTGGCAAATCATCAACGTCTAATTCATCTAAACAGCAATTTGTCAAAATCTGTTTTATGGCCAAAAGAACTGCATCAGAGTCTTCACTTTCCATTGCCATTAAAAGAATCTTTTCTTCTTTTACTAAAAATGGTCTAAATCTAATTGTTTGTTTTGTTAAAGGTAAAAGCAATTCATAAATCGGCACATCTATTTTAGGTAACATAATAACTCCATATTAAATTAAAATGAGAATATTCTTGATGCTGCTGTTCCAAATATTGATGCTGCTGTTGCACCAAGATTATATTTTCCTTCGTAAATCGTTTCGAATTTTTGATAAGCAAACTGAACTGTCAATCTATGAAAACCTTCTTCAGCCCAACTCAATGGTTGTGCTGCAATGCCTATCGGAAAAGCATCGACAAGATTTACCGCATAGATTTGTTTAACAACATCATCAAATTGTGTTATAGTAATTTGAGTCAAGTATCTTGAATTTTCGCCTTTAGGAAAACGTAGATTGTTAGTGTCATTAGGCATAATTGCCTCTAACCATCTATCAAATAACTTACGCTCATAGAATTCGTTTGTGCATAAAAATGTTAAAGATGTTTCTGCATATTGCATTTGATATGGAACTTTAAATATGGGTCCATAAATCTTAACATCTTCTGTCTGTACTGTTTTACCTGGTAGTTCAGCGGTTTCACATTGTAAAGCAAGATATCTTGATATTCCTGGATTTGAACCTCTTTGACCATCGTTCTGTTGTCCGAGCGTATTGTTGATTATATCGGAGATGTCTGAAAAAACAGAATTTGGAAAATTTAATATCTTTTCAATGACAGAGTTTTTTACGAATTTTCCAACGAATTCGGGAATTGGAAGAATTACTTCATAGCGACAAGGACGAGCAAGACCATCTTTGCCTTTAATATTTGATAAAAATAAATTTGGTGAAAATGACATTAAAATTTACCCTCTGATTCTGACCATACTTTGCTGGCCGATGCTTTTGCAAATGATTCTACTGGCAACATCACAGCGATGTCCCATTCATCTGCCGTTATTTCTAAAAAACGAGACTGCACGTGACCGGACAAATATCGTTTGATACATGGTGTGGCTTCATATATTTTAGATGCTCTTTTCAAAAAATCATAACTGATTCTAAATCTAGTACCCTCATCATATCGATAATCCGTAAGAATGGTGCTCAATTTATCGAGAAGAATGATTCGTCGCTTTGGATGAATGTAATGTAAATTCAACCCTAAAAAGCCGTCTGAGTATCGTTCTATTGGAATAACCAATGGGAACCTATCGTAATATGGCAACGAATCTTTCGTCTTTGGATCATAATAATAAAAGTACATGCGACCAATGATAGACTGATTTCTTAATCGTTCACGATCACGCATTAACTCACCTTTAGTGGGTCTGAGTGATGGAACTTTGGATTTTAACCACGAACGAGCCTCACGGGATCGTGGTTCATATCCTGATTTCGCAAGGGATTCTTTAATTCTATCAACAAGTCGTTTTGCCATCTGATATTTATCTTATACCGAGATGCTTTTCTGTCAAAATTTGAAATTGCCAGCCATGATCTTTACAGAATTCTTCGGCGGCATGCCACTTTGCTTTATTGATTTCGTATGTAATCACTTCTTGCAGAAAAACCTTGGTCTTTCTTTTTTGTGTTGGTGGCTTAGTTTGCTTCTCTGGCTTGACTTCAATAATGTACGTCATTACAGTTCCATCTGCTTTTTTCATCTTAGCAACAAAGTCTGGAAAGTAACGATGTTTCTTTTTGTCAACTGGACTGTAATATGGGATGTGCAACTCTTCTGAACCCCACCAAATGACGTTTGGATTCTCATCTAAATAATTCATTACCTTTATTTCCCACGTAGACCTGTAGATGATGTTATTTGCATCACCTTTGTATTTTTGTGGATTTTTGGGTTTAAATTTACCATGGTATGACATAAATACTATCTAGTCAAACAATAGGAACAACTCTCAATGGCATTTTTCGGATTAGCAGATATAAGATTTGAGTATGATGAGGTTCGTGATTTTGGACCTTTGTCGGTATTAGATTCAACGAACTCAAGTTTTAAAGAAAATGCTCTCAAATATCCTTTAGATGTTGGCAGTGCAGACAAAGGACACTACGTAGTTTTTTTCGTTCGTGAGCAAAAAGACACTCAATTTTCCGTTTATAATCGTGGCGGTCAATACTTTGAGTCAAGTGCCGAAGAAGAGATTCAAGAACAACTATCCAAAGGTACTTCAGTTGCTAGAGATGTTAGATTCAGTAAAACGAGCAACTCATTTGGAGACAAAATAAACAATGTTGTCAACGGAGCAATTGGACGAGTGGTAGGTGGTCTTAATAATATTCCTGGAAATGCAGGTAAAAAAATTGCAAGTGGCATTGAGAATTGGGTAAAATCTGGAGACACTTTACCCACAGTTTCACTTTCTGGTCAACAACAGATAAACGATAATATTACCGAATCTGTAAAAAGAATCACAGATAAATCGCCGTTCGGTGCTATGAACAGAACTCAGTTGACAACTGATTCTATTGCTCTATACATGCCAGATACAATTCAATTTGACAGTCGCCAATCATACGATGGACTATCACCAGGTAAAGAATTATTAGGTCAAGCACTTGTTGCATTGCCAGGTCTAGTTGAAACATATAAAGCGGCTAGTAAAGAAGGAAAAGGTGGTAAAGCAGTTTTAGAAGCAATTAAAAAAACTGGTGCTCTTCAAATGCTGGGTGAAAGAGTTGCTGGCGGAGTAACTGGCGCACAAGATACAACACGTTTAGCGGTGTTTGGTTTCACAGGTCGTGTTGTGAATCCGATGCTTGAATTGATTTACAACTCTCCAGATTTTCGTCAATTTCAATTTGAGTTCTTCTTTTGGCCACGTGACGAAAACGAAGCAGCGGAAGTTCAAAGAATTATCGAGCGTTTTAGATTTCATCAAGCACCAGAATTAGAAAAGATTTCTGGTAAACAGTCTGGTCTTTTAATACCACCTTCTGAATTCGATATACAATTTTTCTATGCAGGTCGTCAGAATCCAAACTTGCCACCAATCGCATCTTGTGTCTTAGAAAATATACAAATAAATTATACACCTAGAGGATGGTCTGCATATGAAGTTCCTGGTGAAAACAATCCTGCTTTAGGTCGTACAGGTATGCCAGTCGGTATCCAAATGACACTCATGTTTAGAGAAACGACTTACATTACAAAAGAAGATTTCAATTCTGCGATTGCTTCTCAAACACAAATTTCTAGCAATCCTTTACCGGTCAATCAAGATCCTGATAATAGTGCAGTCTATGCAGTTCCACCTCCTGAAATCCAAAGAACATATTATGATGATGAACGAAATAATGTAGGACCGTAAATTAAATGGCAAATTATTTTAATTTTTTTCCAGTAACACTTTATAGCGTTGATGCTAATAATAAAACAGCACTTGACATAGTAACAAGTATCACATCTCGTTTTGCCTTTGAGCCAACGTTAAAAGAAAATGTTTCTCTATTTTCTCCTTATTCGATA